TTTTTCGTCCTCTGATAGCTGGGTTCTTTTCTTATTGAAGTGATCATAGCCCATTTTTTTAGAATAACTTCCATCAGCTAATTGATTTTCTTTTACATTTAATAAAATAGTATGCTCTGTTTCTTTAGGTTTAAAAGTTTCTTTTACTTTTCCTTCTACTTCTGATTTTCTTTGGGTAAGTTCAGCTAAAAGAATACTTGCTTTTTTATAATCAAAAGCAAAACCATTCTCTATTTGCTGACATACTATTCTTCTTGTATCATGCTCTAGTTGTATAGCCTCTGCTGAAAAAGAAAAACTTTCTAAGAGAAGAAGATCATAAACTTTTTTATTTAGACGAACATCTTTAATACAATAGTCTAACATCTCTTGAGAAAACATTGTAAAGTCTTCGTGTTCATCTTTTGTAAAATTTATCTTTCCTCCGAAAGCTTTTAAGCTGTGTCCTTTATCTCTGTTAGGATTGCAAAGCTGAGATAAAACAAGAGTATCTATAATACTACAATGTTCATACAGATCTACACCATATAAGTTTTTTATTGCAGGTATATCAAAGCCTATTATATTGTGACCAATTAAAGTATCTGCAGCTTTTAACAACTCTATTCCTTCTTTAATTTTTCCCGGCTTAAAGGTATAGAGAGTATTGTTTTCATCTATAGCTACAATACACCAGATTTTTGTTGCCTCTTGCTTTATATTTTCTGTTAGTTGGTGCTTTAATAAACCGTTTGCTTCTATGTCAAATATTAATTTCATTAAAAATCAACCTCGCTGTTGTCTAATTGAAAGGTATGTTCATTATAATCTTCTGATAATCTACCAGTAACAGGATCATAAACTAAAGCTGTAGCCATTCCTACATCTCCTGTGTATCTAGATTTAAGTATTCTAAGTTTAGTTGTCCTAGCCTCTAGCTCATCATCAGCTTGTTGGTTTCGCTCTAATGCTATCACGCAATCAGATAGCTGTGCAATGGCTTGACTACCTCTAAGATGTGACAGGTTTACTTCGACTCCATTCTCATGTCCTCGATTGCCTTCTACTCTACGGAGGTGTGATACTAATATTAAACCTGCTCCTGTTTCTTCTACCATACTACGGAGTCTTGTCATAATATTATCAATAGCTCTACGCTCATCACCTTCTGCTAAAGAACTAACAAGCATATGTAAATGATCTACGATTACCCACTTACAATCACAACCTATAATTAAGTATCTAAGTTTATTAAAGATAGCATCAATATCGTTTGTTCCAAAGTGAGCATGTATAAACACGTTATCATTTCCAAATACTTTGTCATACTTCTCGGACAAAAACTCTTCGGAATGTTCTTCTCTTATATGGTCTATGTATAAACGTGAGTTAGTCTCAATAGATAATATTCCATCTACTGTGCGCTTCCAATCTTCTTCGAGAGCTATGATACCTACATTATCTTCCGTAGTATTTACAATCCAATGTTCAAGCTCTCTTGTTATAGAACTTTTACCAAGTCCTGTACCGCCTGTCAGAGTTACAAGTTCTCCTTGTCTCATACCATAAAGCTTTTTATTTAAGCCTTTCCACGGATAAAGAACACTATCTTTCTTATCTCTGTTTAAAAACTCATGCTGTTTTTCAGAGACTCTTATAATACCTGTTGGAGTATATACTTTAGAATCCCACCAACATGTAGTAAACTCCACATGCTTTTTCTTTTTAAGCATATCGTTGGGATCTTTGTAACCAGTAGGTAGTGTGTAGATCTTAGCCTTGCCTGGTTTTAAAAGTCTTGCTACTTTATGTGATGCTTCTTTTCCTTGCTTATCTGTATCGAAACAAAGAACCACGTTCTCAAAACTTTCTACATATTCTAAGTTTTCTTTTATATCAGCGACTGCTCCACTAGCTCCGTTCTTTATAGAAACTACAGCCCACTTACTACCAAGTAATTCATAGGCTGCCATAGCATCACACTCTCCTTCTACAATTGTAATGTACTTTCCTCCTTCTTTAAAAAGATTCTGTCCGAATAACTGTGTGTCTTTTGGAGATCCTTTCCAATAAAAATCTTTTTTAGATGTGTTCCTAACTTTATAAGAAGTTGTTTCTGTATCTAAAGTATAAGGATAGTAATGCTTTGCTATTACTCCTTTAGTATCATAAGATATTCTAACTCCATATTTCTTAGCAGTCTCTAAAGATATTTGTCTGTCTGATAAAGGAGCGAATACTCCCTCTTGTTCTGTCTTATTTTCGATAACTGTTATTTCATCTTGTTCTATTGTCTGTTCATTTTCGTAGCTTTTAAAAAACTTTTTACAACTAAAACATTTTGAAGTTCCATTATCATTTATTGATCTAGCATCGCTACTGCCACAGTTAGGGCAAGGCTGATGTTTTTTTACAAACTTTAATTCTGTGTTGCTCATTATTATCTCCTATAAAAAAGCTAGACACTTCTTAACTATCTTCAATTCGTACAACTTAAGAAATGCCTAGCTCTGTTTTACTTAGTTACTTGATTTAACTACGGTGTCTTCTTCCTCCTTTTTTTCTTGAGGAGGTGCTTCACTATTTACTAACTCAATAATCTTGTTAGTAAAAAAGTTTAGTCCTGCTTGTACTTCCTCAATGTCAAGAGTCAAATTAACTTTCTTTTGATTTAGTCTTTGTACTCTACCAAAAACTCCTTGTGCTTCTTCGGGTAGATCCTCTACGAATATCTGCACATCATCAATAGTAACGTATGGTTTAGTTTCTTCTGTCATTAAAACTCCTCCGAATCTACAGCTTCAAACTCGTCACCATCTCCTGCTTTGTAAGATATTAAATCTACAACTTGCATACCTTGAAAGTCTAAGCCTTTGAACGTGCCATATTTATTGTCCACTTCCCACTCGTTAAACTGTACTCTAACTTTAGATCCGTTGCCTACAAGGACATCATCATCTAATGAGTTTTTGTTTTGGTCTACAAGTTTAGGTGGTTTCCTTACCATACCATTAGGGCCATTGACTTTACGCTTTATAACTAAAGCCTTACCAACAACCTCGTCATTAACAACTAAGGTTTTGACTTTAAAACCTCTGCCTTCATACTTAGCTGCCACCTCCTCATCAACTACTAAGTCTACTGTGTAGACAGGTTCGTATTTAAGGTTAGGGTTTCTAACACTAGCCCAATAAGCTAGTCCACTTTCTATTGCCATAATCATTTCCTCTTTAGTTGGCGGTTAAAAAAATCGAGGTGGTTTCTCTTCACTAGACCACCTACTAGTCTGTAATAACAGTTAATATTGTTTGATTGAGTTTAGGAGATAAAGAGGGTAAACAATATTAAAAAGATTTACTATTATAATTTCACAGTCTCCTCCTTAACTCTCAATGTATTTTGTATTTTATCTAACTCATTTAATACAAAGTTTAACTTGTCTTCTAATTGTATGTCGTTCTCTTGACTCAAATTAGAGATACTATTTAAACGCTCCATGTCCTCGTTAAGTTTAACAATAAACTCTTGGATACTTTTCCTAGACATTTTAACTTCATACTCCATGAATCTTTTATTATCTTCGATAGATATGTAAGCGTTTCTTAACTCATTACTTGATACAGCTTCCATAGTTTTAGATTCAAGAGATGTAATATCTAATCTAATATCTCCTAGTTCACCTGCAACATAACTAACTGACTTTGTGTTTGCACTTAGCTGTTCTTCAATATGATTATTGTAAAGATTTAATCCAATAACATTAACGAACAAAGCTATTACTGCTGCTACAATTATATTCTTAATCATTTTTTACTCCATTTTTTAGTAACTCTGTAGATTATACAGACTGTTTTTATTTATTGCAACTTTATCTTTCGTGAATGTAGACATCTATTCGTTGAGCATCTTCGAGTCTGCATTCTCTCCAGTTAATAAAACCACTAGGGTATGTGTACTTGTGTAGATTAGGGTTGTTCTTACCAAACCTACCATGAAGTTTTACATAAAGTTTCCTCCTTATGTGCTTGTTAATAAACTTAATTGTATCTCGTAAAACATTAAGTCTATATTCTCCTAGTGTATCTCCTTTTTCCACGGTCATAACATACGCTTTAGTTCTTGATTTTTTCATCTCTCCTCCTCATTCTATTTAGTTCACAGGTAGCACAACTATACATCCAACCTCCTAGTGTGCCATGTTTTATTACAGCTTTTTTATTACAAGTACTACATTTAATCAATGAATTATTTCCTCCTTATCTAAAGCATCTAACGCTTCTTGTTCTGCATCTGCAAGTCCTGACATTAAACCTGCGGTTTCTTGAACTGCGCCTGGATTTAATAATCTTGAAATTAAAATACAAACTATTTGTTTAATCATGTATTCATCACAAGTTGTTTCGATATCTCTTACATGATCTATTATTTTCTTAACGTCTTTATATTTATCCACTCTCTATCTCCTCTGAATATATTTCTGCTTCATCATAAGAGAATTCCCAATCTTGTTCTTCCATATAACCCATTTCTTCGGCATCTTCCCAATCTTTTGCCATTACATAACACTCTTCTACTAAGACAGTTCTTCTTTCTAATTTAAATTCTTTTAATTCACTCATCTGTATACTCCTTTAGTTCACTAGCTAACCCAGTTAATCTATCTGAAATCCAATGTAAACTGCCCTCAACTTTTGGATTATATTGTTTATTTAATAATTTAAATGCTCTAATAAAATGAATAATATCCATATTAAGTATGTCTGTTTTCCCTGATGTTTTAGAATTGTAAGTGTAAGATTCTTGAACATCCCATGGTGCTTTTCTTTCTTCGCACATCTGATTTATTTCTAATAGTTTTTTTAGTTTCATTTGTTACTCCTTAGTTTTGTTAAAAATTATTTTATAAAGCTACTCCGTTTGCATCATAAGACCAATTAATCTTTTTGTTTTCTTCTTTATGTCTTATGCCTTTTAAAATATGAGCGACCACATCTACTGTCCACCCATTACCTAACATCTTATATCTTTGTGTATTCGACACTCCTTCTGTGTATCCGTCTGGTACTGTTTGCAATCTCTCACACTCAAGAGGTGTTAATTTTCTCCAAGTTAATTCATCAACAATTACTTTAGGTTCTCTGTGTCCTCCGCCCATTGTTGTGAGCGTAGGTGCTTTGCCTTCTGGACTGTAAACTCTTTTGATAATATCAAATCCTTTTAAGTCTGCCTCACCTACTTGGATACAACCACTAACAATTACATTATCTTTTTGTACTGTGGTTAATGTATTTGTTTTATCATCAGGTCTAAGTTCTAATTGTTGTTGAATCTTTCCATCTTTATTATAGCGACCTCTGATTGCACCGCCTTTATTATTAAATACTAATTGTCTTCTGTGTTTCTCAAAGTAACTTTTAAGATTCCCACCCTTAAAATAATTAGCATCAAGGCAATGTGATTTCTCTCTGTCTGTTACTCCATCCTCCAGAATATCAGCAAGTATAATTCCTTTATCTTCTAGTTCATCAACCTCCCAATTAAACCAGTATAATCTGTGGCGATTTTGTGCGCTTGCTTTGTTAGAATTAAATACTCTTGGTTCAACCCCAAGATACTCACTAATAATATCTTGAGATTCTTTTTTCATCCTGACATTTTCTAATAAGAAATATTTAGGCTTGAGAATCTTTAAGACTCTGACGAAATCAAAAAACAATTTACTTCTTGGATCATCAAAGTTTAATTGATTGCCCGCAAAACTAAATCCCTGACAAGGTGAGCCACCCATAACCAAATCAATTCCTACTTCATCCCTGATAACTTTTAATCTCCAATCTTCGAGCTTAGTTATATCTCCCATATGTAATGTAAATGGAAAGTTCTTTGTGGTTACTTTCATTGCAGGTTTATCTATCTCACTTGCGTGATAAGTTCCTACTGGTATGCCTGCTTTTTGTAATGCCAACTGTCCGCAACTCATACCATCAAATCCTGAGAATACATTTATAGGTTTCATATTTCCTCCTCAACTATTCCTGTAATATCTTCTTTATTTATAGTAAATAATTCCCAACAAGTGTTGTTGTATTCTTCCAATAAATTTTCTATAAATTCTTTTTTTGAATTAGCTTCCCTTACTGGATTTAGAGTAATGGTAATTTTACATTCATACCTTTTCATCTTAACTCCAACATTGAGAAAGGTACTCTGTAGCTACCTTCGTTTTCTATATCAACAACTGCTTTCTTGATTGCAATTTTAGTTACTACTCCTTTTGATCGTTTAGTTTTCT